CCGTTGATGACGTCCATGTTTTCGGACACAGGGTCACGCGGCTTCATATCATCGCCATCTGCAAGTGGGACAAGCTTGTTAGCGTTTGTAATACCTAATACGTCAAGCATCTGGCGATGCAGGTACGGCATGTCGTAAATCTGCGGAGCAGTCTGAGCTAGCTGAAGTACAGCTTGATACTGCACGATCTTCTGCGCCATTGTAGCAGCGTTGGGATCGGACACAGGTATAACAGCGACCATATCATAGTCGGCTTGCTTAGCCTTGCGGCTACCTTCCACTGGGTCGTAGCTATACGCTACTGGCGTATAATCGCGGATGATACCCTTAAGGAGCTTAAACTCCTGCTTCATCGAATAGTGGACGCGTGCTTGGATAGCAGACATAGACTTAAGCGTACGCTCAAGAATTGCTAGCGTAGTACCGACAGGTGCCTGACCAGACATATCGCTGATCTTCATATCAGCAGCGCCTGCAAAGCGACGGCCTTCTTCTACTATGGTACCCAGAAGGCTGTAGAGTACTTGGCTTGGTTCCTTATAGGGCAGCGGCATGATGTTATCACGCATTGTCCCTGAGGCTACGTCTACATCGCGCCACTCAGCCGGTGCTATAGGTGTGTCGTCTCCCTTGACACGCAAGCCTTTAGTTTTGAAGCCGCCCGGTAGATTAGATAAAGTACCAGCATCAACAAGCTGACGAATAAGGCTGGTGCCAGACTTAGCAAAAGCACCAATGAGGTGAATAAGGCCAAAAGCGTAGAAGCCAAAACCCGGAACATACGGGTAATGTACGAAATGCTGGCGTTTAGCTTTGAGTTTGTCATCAGAGTTCCAGTTACGGCGGATAGACAGAATCGTCTGCGTCGCCTTCTCAATGGTTACAATATACGGAAGAGCGATACCTTCGTCTCCATCGTCGCGGTAGTTGTCGTCTTCAAGCTCAAGCTCGACCTGCATCTCAAGTAGCTTATACCGGTCGTCTGTTGACGCACGGAAGCCCATGCGTTCAGCAATAGCGGACTCAACTTCATCGAGGGTGTCTACAGGGTCATCAAGCTCAATGTCACGATAGAAACCTGCTGCTTGTAATTTCTTAACTTCATTGGGCGTCTTGCGCATTACGTGAGTTACACGCGGACTAGTTTCCAAGTTGGACGAGCCATAGGGTACGACAACATCTTCAGCGGGTACGTACATCGACGTCTGACGACCGAGTGATGGATCGAAATATACCTTCTTGAACGCATTTCCTGAGAGGCCCAACCCCCACAGCATACGCTCATGTTCAGGCCGATACTCGATCATCACATCGGTCAACTGGTAATTCATATCCGCTTCAACGCGTTCAGCGGCTTCTTTCTTTTCTGGCGTCTCTCTACCAAGGATTTCCGTCCGCACAGGCCCACGGGCTGGGAACGTCTCCATCATGGTCTCAGCTTGAAATTTGACGAGAGCCTCCGAAAGGAGGGGATGGTATACACCGCACGCACCGGGCCAAGGCTCCGTCCGGTCATCAACCTTCATACCGAGCAACTCAAGACCATCTACATAAGTCTGCATCCAGTCTTTACGGCTAGAAATGTCATCGTCAAACTCACCAAGTAAGTCACCGGCAAGCTCTGTAAGAGCGCCTTCGTCCATGTCTTCTGCGAGGTTTTCAGCGAACTCATCGTCCTCTTCCTCTTCTTCGACTTCAACGTCCTCAGCTTCTGAGTCTTCTATTACGATTTCAATATCAAGACCTTCATCCGTATCCGGTGAGTCTAAATCTAAACCTATAGGTGCTTGGTTAAGCGACTTGTCGATGTCCATTAGTAATATCCCTGATTGCGATTACTCTTGAAATACTTGATTTCGTCCGGTTCGTCTAGGTTGGTTGTAATATATCCGCCCCTACGGAAACGGTGCAAAGCCATAGACACAGTATCGACATAGTCATCGTGCGTACCGGCTGGGAACTCAGCTACTTCGTCAATTACTTCTTCTGCCCACCGAGAGGCAGGTGCCCACACCCGTCCAGACGCAAATATGTCTGCTACAGCATTCAATCGAGAGATTTTGTCGTTCCCCCGTGTAGGTGTAAACTCTTGTACCGGTATCCCCATGGCTCGCATCTCGTATATCAAAGGCGCACCGGAAGCCTTCTTTTCTATGATGACGCTGTCCGGTTCCCAATCTCTGTACTCCTCGATAGCCACCCGCTTTAGTTCAGGGAACTCCATGCGATCACGGAAAGCATTTAGCAGGATAATGTTAGCTTGCTCGTTGCCAGCGTCGTCGGGATGGTAAAACACGCCCCAAGTCGTGCACGCTGAATAGTCGGCACGCTGCGTCTTTTCAAAAGCCGTATCCCATGATTGAAGAATGAAATCGCACTTGGGTGGTGTGTCGCTATCCCACTCCATCCACCACTCACGTTTGACAATAGCAGCCGACTCGGAGATCGGATTCTGCTGATACTGCGCCATCCACTTGCTGTTAGGGACGTCACGCTTAACTTTCTCAAGCTCTTTTAGCTCCCAGAACTCAGGCCACAGCGGCTTAGCTGAAGGTAAAATTGCCGGAAACTCTATGACTTCCCACTCATCAAAGCTGTCGTTGGCTAACGCGTCTTTTAGGATTTGACCCGTTAAGTCCCTCTTACTCCACCGTGTCATCACGATCACGATAGACCCACCCGGCTGGAGACGCTGACGAGGACCAGATGTATACCACTCATAGGTCTTGTCGTAAATATCGGGGTTTGTTTCTGCGATAGCAGCTTCCTGCTCTGAGTGCGGATCGTCGATGATGAGGACGTCAGCACCCTTACCTGTCACGGCACCGCCGATCCCGATAGCGAAGTAATCACCCCCCTTCGAAGTATTCCAGCGGCCAGCAGCTTTGCTGTCAGACGCGAGACTTAGGTCTGGAAATATGTTGTGATATACTTCTGTGTCAACGAGGTTACGAACTTTACGCCCAAAGCCTACCGCAAGCTCAGCCGTATGAGAACATTGGATAATCTTTTTATGGGGGTACTTGCCGAGGAACCATGCAGGGAGCAGGTAAGAGGCGAACTCCGACTTAGTGTGTCGCGGTGGCATATTAATAATGAGCCGTTTGCACTCACCACGAGCAACGCGTTCGAAGGCATCTGCCATTTTTGCATGGTGTCTCCCCGCAATAAACGACGGCCATACGGCCTCTACAAACTTAATGAACCGATCTTGACTCAGCTTGCGACTCTTAAGCTCCTGTAGCTTTTCAAGCTCAGCAAGCAGTATCTCCTGCTCGTGCAGCGGCAGCTTATGTAATATCTTGGGGATGTCGGTAAGTGATATACTCACTCCGCATCCTCCTCTTCCTGTACAGGTTCCTGTACGTCTTCATCTTCAATCTCGGTAAACTCACCGTCGATTATAGCGATGCCCAACTCCTCGTCGAGGTCCATACCCAGCGGGATAATGTCGATGATATCAGCATTAAGCAGGCGTTTGACCCGCTCTTTGATAGCCTTCTCAAGTGCATCTGGGCTGTTGTAATTAATGTTAATCTCGCTACGCTCAGTGAACAACCCGATATCTGAGTGCTTTCCTAGTAGCTCAATAGCCTTAAGCTCATGCTTGGTATCACCACAATCCGCTATCTCTAGCAGCTTATTGGTAAGGGCGACACGCACTTGGGCAGCATCAACAGCCAGACTCTTACCGTACTCCTGCAAAAACCCACGAGCAGCCGTTGCCGCCATGGGTGTACGTAATGCTGAGGCTTTCTTATCCTGAATAGCGTCTTTGATGAGCTTCTTCTCGCGCTCAAAGTCCGCTTCGTCTACCTCTAGGGGTGCACCTAACTGCTCAAGCAGTTCCGACGTTAGCGACGTAATAGCAACCTCGTCCATAAAGGTGACGGGTTTATCCTCATCCGTAGAGTACGGGATGGGGTGGTTGGTACTAGGCTCAATTTTAATCACAGGCATGTAGCGCAGCGTCCGGTTTGAGGGAGCAGATGGGTCTTATACGTTCGCTAGTATGAGTAGTAAAGAACTTTTAATCCTTATGTGTTAAACCACTACGCTCGTAGGTCTTCCTCCTGTGGCAGTTAGCGCAGCGCACCTCACACTTGGCTATCTCAGCTTTTAGCTTCTTCATACCTACGCCCTTACGTGCCGCATCAGATATGTTGAAGTCTTTATCTTTGACGTGGTCAAATTCTAAAATAACCGGGTCCGTTTCCCCGCAGTCTACGCAGGGGTTAGCTTTGAGGTGGGTGGTTATATAGGCGCGTATGTGCACACGGGCAGCTTTGCTGTACTTCTTCGCACTGGCAATGACCTTGTCACGGTTGGCCACGTAGTGCCTACGGCTTGCCGCCCTCTGCTTTATGGGATCGTTAAACGGCATGGGTGGGGTCTATACCACGGAAGTGTCAGATTTATGAAGGGAAAAGGGGGTGATGCGGCTGCGAGGGGGCACCACCCCGGCTTCGAGGGGGAAGCCATAAATATAATAATATCACATATCTACACAGTGTCAAGGTACCATCGACGGGGGGTGTTTCCTATGTGCAAGCCAGATTTAATGTAGCTACAAAAAAATAGGGGGTGGGGGGTCTGTTTGTGGTTTCGATGACGGGGGGTGTTTCTGAGAATTTTGTGATCTTTTGAGCATAATAGTAAGTACAGGCGCATGCGGGAATCATATCTACCACAGCGGGGGTCGGGGTATAGTGGGGTCAAGCGTGGTACATACCACGGACACCCAGCCCTATGCTATAAAAACCCTAGGGTTTCTGCGGGTCTTAGCGTGTGACACAATTAGACATTGTTCGTTTTATCAATCAAGCCCATAACAAAGAGGTCGAAGGAACAAGGGGTTCCGAGACAATCAACTATCCATATTGGAGTATATGTTATGACTAAAGCTAAATCAGTAACGTTAGAAGTTGTTAACGCTGTTGCATCATCCGAAATCACTGTCGTGTTTAATCATTCGGCAATCATTAAGGAATTGGCGGACGCCGAAAGCGCGCAGGATAGAATGCTTATTCTGTCTAAGCACACAATGGGTGAAATCGCCGCTGTTGGCGGACGTGTTGGCGGAATGGGAGAGTCCGTCAATGAAGCTCTTAACGTCAAGATGCTTCAACGGCATGGTACGGATTGGGTCAAGGTGTACAACACGACAACAGCCAATCTGTCGGATGCCGATAAGACACGCAAGAAAGCAATCCATACTAGCTTGGAAAGCATCCGCGAAACAGTGCAAGCAAATAGTGCTGGCAATAAGGCTAGAGCGCGGGACATTCTGCGCTCTGTCAAGGAATGGGGCTCTGGCATCCGCACTAGCAAGCTTTCCAATCCGAAAGGCAATGCCAAGAAAGGCATCAAGGAATGGGCTCTTGATTGGGACAATATGCCTTGTGATTATCGGCGTATCATGAACGATAACATGGAAGATGTCACACCTGCCGTTTCGAATGCTATGCTAGTGGTAGCGGATGCAATGGCAGCATTGTTCCAAGAATGCGGGATATCGCCTAAGGCAGTGTTGGAATGCACTGGCAAGGCATCTTGGAAAGCCTAACTAACTTGGGGGAGCTTCACGGCTCCCCCTTTCTTTTGGAGAAAATGATATGTCTATGGTTTATCTGGCCAATGTGCCTTGCATCCAATCCGAACGTGGCTTGGATTTCTATACGCCGCACAATCATGTAGCGGTTTACTATCCTAGCGATAACAGCCCTAGCTATATGGTATGGGATTTCTTTAAGCCTTATAACATCGCGCCGCACGACAGAGCATTCTTTGGTTCTTTCGCGGATGCAATGGACAAAGCAGCCGAGTGGCTGCGACAAGCTGAATGCTGGTAATTTGCTTCACCCCATCGACTTCGGTCGGTGGGGTTTTTTTGTGTCCGCAATCCGCGTCCCCCGTGACAGTTCCTTGATGAGGCGACTGACGAGGCTTCCCCATGACAGTTCCTTGATGAGGCGACTACGCATACTACGCTATCACGTTACCCAGCCGTGGTACGTACCACGCTTCCCCATGACAGTTTCGGGATGAGGGACCTTCTGGAGCTACTCCGCTCGACACTAGGCAGGTCCTGCCTAGTGGTTTTACTTCACCTAGTCAACAAGTAATTTCGTTCATGATGGAGCATACCTTTTATGAACAACCACATTTGTATTGTTAGTAAAATAGGGTAATGTTAGTTGTATTGTTAGTAATTAACGTAGGGTTTCTGCGCTTTGTGCAAAGTTAGTAAAATAT